GGTGTGATATAAGTAGTTCCAGGATATGCTCCACCTTTTAAAGCAGTTGCTGAAATTGCACCACTTGGAATTCCTCCACCACCAATACCCATTTTATCAAGTATATAACTTGTAGCAATATCTGAACCAGCACTTAATACAGTATTTAATAACTGTTGTTTAGTAGACATTTGCTGTGGACTAAACATACCAGCTAATTGACTTACATCTATATCTGGCATTCCAGATTTATATGGAGTTGCTGAAATAATACTTTGTACTTTTTCTAAAGCAGTTTGTTGTGGTTGAACAGCTTGACTTGTTCCAGTTTCTAAACTTGTTATAGGTTTAAACTGTTGTGTTTGAACTCCAGTAACTTCACCTTTTTGTTTATATTGTCCTGTTTCAGGATCATATTCTAAACTAAATTGTCCTGGTGCTTCTCTTTCTAATATTTGTTTTGTTTGTGCACCTAATGTAGTTCCACCAACTAGTTCTGTTTTTTGGCCTCCAAGATATGCCTCAAACTCAGAAGGTAATTTTTTAGTTACTGGTGATGCTTGCGTATCAGCAGTATCTAAAAAGTAATTTCCAAGATTATTTCTAATTAGTGAAAGTGCCATTATTCTTTACTTCGTTTATTCGCTTCCTGTAGGTTCCTGAGTTGACGCACTAAAGCCAGCTTCCCCTGGCATCGGTATACCACCTGTTCCGATGTTGCCACCTCCAGCTCCCGATAAATCTGTTGCTGAAGCTCCGACAGGTACTTGTCCAGTTGTTGCCATTTGATTTTGTCCTCTAGCAGAGGCTGTATTATTTTGATTTCCATTTACCATTCCCATTATTTGTGCATAGATCGCAGCTTTTTCTGGATCATTAATTAATTGATCTGGATCAATATCCAAAGACTTAGCAATTTCTTTTAAACAAGTATGCCATTTTACAAATGGAGCAAGTGCAGGATTAGATGCAGTTTGCATAAATGTAATTAGTCTTTGTGATCTAACTTCTTTTTGCATTAAAGAAGAAGTTCCTTGTGCTTTAACTTCCAGATCACCTTTAACATTTGGAGCATCATCATTGAATTGCATATTCCAATGAAACAATGCTTCACCGAGTGGTTTTAATAAGTAGTCGTCAATGTTTTTAATAACTGTTTTAATACTTAATGCAGCTGCACCCATTAACATTGACATACCAGATGCAGTTCTTGTAGTTGATTGAACACCAGTAGTTCCATGTGAGTATGAAGGAATACCAGTTGATTCATCAGCTAGTTGTCTAAACTTATCAAACATTTGCAAGTTTTCAATTGCAGTATTAGGAAATTTAACTCCGTGTATTGCTTGACCAGTTTGACCACTTTGTCTTCTAAAAATTTTACCAGGATAAACTTTCATATCCTGACCTGGCACTAACATAGTTTCATCAACATCAAATACTAAGTTACCTGCTAGTGCTAAGTTATCAATTGCCATTCTTGCATGACCATTCATAACTGTTTGTGAATCTTCCATATTTTCTGGAATACCTATTCCAAAAAACTGATAAGGATTTAATTCATATGGACAAACTAAATAAGGAATTCTCTTTGGTGTAAATGGATTTTCAACCATTCGTAATATATGTCCGCCACAAATCCAAGCATTAATGTGTACTACATCAGAATCACTTTCATAAGATACATTACATTCGTCTGCAAATTTTTTATCTATTGATCCCCAATATTCAAAAACTTCAAATCTATTTTTATAAACACTTGTAATATTTTCTCTATCATATAAAGATGATTCATATCCTCTAACTTGATAATTTGGACCATCTTCTAAACATCTTTCAACTGCTTCACTATTAAACATTGGTTTGTCCTTCAATGCTTCTAGTTGATGTCTATTAAATGAATGTCTTTGAATTACATAATCACAATCATTTATATTTGTAGCATTTGGATCTGGATAAAAATCCCAACAAGATACTGCTTCTACTGACGGTATAGATTTAGTTTTTGCTTCGTGTACTCTAACTTCATTACCTTCTTCATCTTCACCAGTATTATAGTAGTGATATGTTTTAGCATCAGTAAATGGACCTTTAAGTATTCCAGTACCTAATAAAGCCATTTCAAAGAATACATGACGTAATATAGTTATTGCTTTACTTTCTTCAAGCTGGTCATGAATTAATTTTTCCATAGCTTCAGCTGCTAATTTAGCAGGCTCAATCTGTGGAGTACCAGTTGGAGATGGGCCACTATTCATCCCTACAGATTTATAATCTTGTGCAATCGATTGTACTAAATCATTTGCAGTAGCACCTGGTGGAATTTGTTTTCCATCACCAGGAAATCCGTATGGACTTTCAGGCTCTTGACTTGGTTGTTCTTGTGGATTCTTTACGTGAGCATATTCATCAATTCCTTCTGGAACTGGAGTTGGATTAATTCCTAAAGGAAATTTTCCTTGAGAAAATAATACTTCAATGATTTGCCCAAATGAAGCAAGAACTTTAGTCTTTGTTACTTTAACAAAAACTCTTGACTTTTCACTATCACGAAAAGCCATTTCTGGACCATAGATTCCTCTATAGTTTCTATAAGCTTTCAACCATCTTTTTTCATCGTATATCTTCGATGTTTCAGATTCTTGAAATTTATTTTTTATATAACCAACTAGAGGATGACTAGCTCCTTCGTACCCAAGCTTTTTATTATTATCATCCATTTATAATTTAGTAATCTTTTTGGTCTGCCATTTTAAAAATAGCTGGATCAACTTTGGATTTAGATTTACCTTTTTTATCTTTACCATCACCTGCTACGCTACCATGCTTAACTTTAGCATTTGGATCTATTTCCAATTTGCCTCTCATAAGCTTAGCTTCATTAGCAGAAGATAATTCTCCGTGTTTAATCTTATTCATCATGTTATTAGTCTCCCTTTGTTAACAGATCAGTTTGTCCGTATTGTTTTTTAGATTTTGCTTTATAATCAGTATATTGTTTTTTACCTTCAACTACAACACCAGGCATAATAGCTTTAGCCCAACCTTTAATTTTATTTAAAGTTTTTGGTTGTGCAGGATTTAATTGATCCATAGCACGATTACCAAATTTGCCAATAGTTTTTTCTATTAGCTTTGAACCTACGCTTTGCATAAGTTTACCAGCACCTACAAACTTATTATCTTTTGTAAGAGTTGGATCTATCTCGTGAATAGGATTTCTTTTTTGTATTTTCTTATCCATTAATAATCTTTTTCATCAGCCATACTAAATAATGATTGCTGAATGTGTTCAGAACCAGATTTAGTAGGATAATCAATTTTCTTTAGAACAACATCTGCTTCATATTTACCTGGAGCATGTTCTTTAAAGTCAATATTAACTGATTCTCTGTTTGGCTGTTTGCCATCAGAAGCTTCACTTAATTCGCCTTGTTTAACTTTATTTTTAATATCAAAATTAATTTCCATTATTCCTCCTCATCTTCATCTTCAAAATCACTTTCATCTAAACTTCCATTACCTTCTTCTAATTCAGATGTATCTAAAACTTTCTGTTCTAATTCGTCCAGATCGTCTCTTATATGTTCAATGATATCTTCGATTGATTTTTCTTTTTTCTTTTTAGCCATAGTGATACCTATATTTTAAATTTTTTAATTGATAAAACATTTTTGGTTGGTATGGTTGTATAGTTACCACCTTGCTTTATTTGATTATTGTCTTCAAAACTAAAATCGGACATTATAATTGTAACATTGGAATTTTGTGTAACCAACCATCCAATGCTACAACATATTGCCGTTTTAGATTTCTTAATATCTATAATATCTTCCCAGCTATTATTACTGACAATATCCTCCCAATATATTTTTACTAGAGGATATGGAAAATTTTTGTTATTTAGTTCTGGTATTTTTAGCTTTCTTGACACCTTTTAGCTTACCAGATTTTTCCATGGCATAGAATACGGATTCACCTTTTTTCTTACCGTATTGCTTTGTCATAGCTTTTTTAATCTTAGTTCCTTTTTTACTTAGAGGCATACTAGTATTTTGCTTTCATTTTTTTGTTAGTTTTCTTAGCGTACTTCTTAGCTGCTTCTTTTCCCTTTTTTGTGTATGGGAATTTTTTCTTTCCTACCATCGGCATAGTTTATTTCTCCTATTTAATTAATAACCAAATTTTCTATCTACTGGTGTAAAATCCGAAAGGATTGGTTTGAACCTTTCTGCGTAACCAGGATGTGTTGGTCTACTCATACAACCATATCTTAATGCATCGTATGCGTGATCTTCTGCAGTAGTATCTACGTCTTCAGGATTGCTGCTATCTACTGGAAGAGCACTTAGGGTTTTAATTAAATTTCTGCAATTGGAAAAGATTCTAATACCAGGTTGTTCATCCTTAAGCATTAATCTTTTATGTATTTCTAACTTACCACTAATTCTACTTCGTGGTGAACGATCAGAAGGTCTCCATCTGCAGCCTTGTTGAATCATTGTCTCAGCAATACTTGGTCCTACATCACCTCGTCTTGCCCAAGTACTAGAGTCTAATACTCCGTACTGTATATATTCGCTTTGTTCTAAATCTAATACTTGTCTGGCGAATTTGTCAGCCGTAACTTTAGATGTGTAAAGTTCTCGATAAATCCAAAGATTATTATCATAATCAACTGCAAACCATAACACACAAGCAGGAGAAGAATAGCCCCAGTCTGCAGCCCTAAATTTATACCAACCTCTAGGTATCTCAAAGGGTTCCACCACGTGTGTGATCTTATTAAATTCAGGAAACGCTGAGTTCTCGTATGCATCCCAATCTCCATCTAAAAATTGTTTTCGTTGTACTTCTGGTAAAGATGCAAGCATGATGTAATAATCATCAGTCTGCATCAAGTACGGATTATCTTGTAACTTAGCTGGTATAAATCTTCTTGTAATTGATTTAACTCCAGCAGGTGTATTTATCTTTACTTCAAATGCTTTATTAGGTTCACCTGGTTCTACGAACATTTCTCGTACCCAACCTGATCCTACGTTACCTGGGTTTCCTGTGGCTCTCATGAATACAGGAATCTCTTTGTCAACTGATCGTAAAGATGACCTTAAAAAATTATATATATCTGGCGAAGGATATTGTGGAAGTTCGTCTATTCCTATCCATGTGTACGATTGACCTTGGTAACGTAAAACGTCCTGCATGTTTTCTGCGTAACCAAACTCTATCTTTGCTCCCGAGGGAAATCGCCACTCTTTTTCTTGCTCTCTCCATTTGGCTCCTGGAAATGCTTTTGAGTATAACATTTGAGACTTTTGAATTAAGTCTCGTAACTCAGGCATTGTCCTTCTAATTAGGAGTGCTCTATGATTTGTCTTCTGACAATATCTAAGTGGATCAACCAACATCGCATATGATTTACCACCACCTCTAGCTCCGCCATAAAATACTTCTCTTTCAGAAGCTGCAAGAAATTGTGTTTGTGGACCTTCATTAGGTTTAAAAATTATTTCTTGACCTTTTATGTGCTCTTGTATTGCTTGAGGAGCACTCTCGATTATATCTTCAGTAAGTAGCTTTGTTTCTTTTCCGTCTAATGCTTCGTTTATAGTTAACAGTTTACTCTTAACATTTTCCGCATGACGTTTAGCAGAACGTAACGCTTGCTCTGCTGTAGCAACTTTCTTACGAGTTCTCTCTAATATCTCTTTCGCTGATCTCTTGGCTTTCTGCTTCGGTGTTTTCTTGGGCCTTGGCGGTAATACCATTGATGATTCGTTTTTTAAGTCCGACATGCGAAATGTATCTTCCTGTTGCTCTGTGTAGCCACTTAGCTGTTTCTCTATATGAACAAGTCTTTAAATATTCTTTAGCTTGTTTTAATGCTTCTAATTCTGATTTAACTGGTTCAATATAATTTGGATCACTTGATTCTTTAAATCCAAAAGGAATTGTTCTAGCTCTTCTCTTGATCTTTATCGGTTCCATCTTTTGCTGGTAATATAAATATTCCGTGTAGAGATTTCATATTAATATCTAATTGATCTTTTTTAGTTATTCCTACACGATCAAGAATTTGTGTGGCAGCAGCTAATCGAATATTGGCGT